AGAGTATGAGATGGCCTGTGCTTTAGTTACTTTGAAAGGGTATGATTACTTAATTTGGAACTCCTTAATGGATGTAGTAAATAGTGGTATACATGGAAATAATTTCTTATCTTATGATATAGATACTCAAGGAACTGGAAGGAAATATACCCACAATGATACACGTCAAACAGTCTGGAGTACTGAACCTGATAATTGCTGGTATCATTACCTATACAACAAAAATTATAAAGAGTACGGTAATTTCAATACAGAAAATAGAAGCTCTATGCCACCTTGGGGTAAGTACTTTAGTGGCGGTCATCCATCACCAGATGCAAATAGAGTCCAAAAAGATAGAATACTAAAACAACTTTTAAAAATATGAGAATAATAGCGGAATTATGTCAAAACCATAACGGTGACTTAATAGTTCTTGAAGAGATGATTAAAGCAGCTTCAGAAAGCTGCGATATTGTTAAAATCCAGACTATACTTGCTGACTCACTAGCTGATAGAGCGGAGTATGAAGAATTTAGACCATTTAAACCAGAATATGAAAGATTAAAAGGATTAGAGCTTAGTGAAGAAGACGAAAAGTTTTTCATAGAGAAATGTAGAGAGTATGGAGTCGAACCTATGACGACTTTGTTCTCAAAGAAACAGGTAGACAGATTCAATAGATTAGGGTATAAGAAACTAAAACTATCAGGGTACTCAATACCTGCTTTCGATTACGGTAAAGGATTAGAAGGAATAGAGTTTGACGAGTTATTTTTCTCTACATCTTCTTTAAATTTTTCAGAAATACGTAGAACTAAGATTAACTTAGACCGTTTAGGTATTAAATATACAATGTTGCAATGTACATGTAAATACCCAACTAAGTTTGAGGATGCTCAACTACATAATCTTCCATTTCTTAAATCTACAATGAAACTTGATTCAATAGGATATAGTGACCATTCTAACCCCTGGGAAGATGGTTTACGTATTCCTAAAATTGCAATATTTAACGGCGCAGATGTTTTAGAGAGACATTTTACTATATTAGGAGTCAACGATACAAGAGACGGTAAAGTTTCTATCAATGCAGAAATGGCTAAGGAATTAAAAGAATTTAGTATGAAAATTCCTTTCCAACAATATTTAACCCTTAATGAGTTTGACTCAGAAGAAGAATTTAATCATAAATTTTATAGAGGTAGGTTTATATGAAAGTAAGTTTTATTATAACATTTAGTACTTTAGATACTCCAACTAAAGTTTATGAAAATGATAACGTTTCCAATCCGTTAATTCAGGATATGACTCTTAGGTTAGTAGAACAAATTAAATCTATTCCTATTGACAAAGAGATTATTATTATTGACGGTACAGGAGATTACCAAGGCGCTAATGACAAGGATATAGTATATAAGTTAGGTCCCCAATATTTTCTGGAAAGAGGTATAGATCATAACATGGAATGGTTGAATAAAGATTATATTACCGATTGGCGCAACGGTACACCAGGATCACATGCAGAATTTTGTTCACTAAATTACCAATACGGCGTAGAAATAGCTACAGGAGATTATTTTATTCTTCAACATAACGATACAGAATATCAATTTCAATATTACTCTGCAGATACTGTTATTACAGATGCAATTAAAAAACTAGAAGAAGAGGAGTATGAATATATAACTGTAGATAAAAAACCTATTAAAGATAATTGGTATAAACATGAAGATTATGTAGAAGGAATAGAGTACTTTGCTGATGTTTACTGGTTTCTATGTAGAAAAGATTTTTATAAGAAACATAACATATACGTAGATTGGGGCAGAGGAGATTCTAATCATTTAGCTACTATAGCCTGCTACAATGCAGGTTTAAAGTATCTACATTTACGAGGATACCTAGAAGCGAAACACTTCAGAGAATTTGACTGGATAGATGATATGATAGAACAATACGGTACAGAGTTGTGGAATAAAGGAAATTTTCATATATTAAATGATAAGTTGTTTCTTATACACGTTAAAGGAGGCACTGGCTTGAATAGAATTAAAAAACACTATCATGGTATTACTGACTAGCGGCGATAGCTGGACTCAAGGTGATAGTCCTGCAAATACCCTCGATTGGGAAGCAGTTAAAACCTTAGACTGGTACGATATACCATTAGATTTCGGTAACCCATATGCTACAGGTTATTTAGATACTAGGGTACCGTATAAATTTTACAATTCTAATGTATGGCCGAAAGTATTAGGAAAAAAGTTAGGTCTGCAAACGATTAATATAGGTAGATTAGGAACAGGAAATGCAGAGATAGCTCTAGCTACTATTAATACGGTGCAGAGATTACTAAATGAAGATGTAAAAGATATACTGGTAATTGTAGGATGGTCTTCTATGTTAAGAATGACCTGTTATACTTATAATACTAAAACCAGTAGAATACAACCAGAACAAATCAGACCCTGGGATGATGGATTTAGTAGTTTATATAGTAACCATAGAGTTGTAGAGGATAACTTTGTATTTGAAATATTTAAACTACAACAGTATTTAAAATATAAAAATGTTAAGTTTTTATTTTACAATGCCTTTGATACGTTTGATAACTTTGACAATAACCACTTTTCTGATTTAATTGACAAAAGTCATTGGATAAATCAAGATGTTAAGAGTGCTCACTGTATAGAGTATTTAGCTAGTTTAGCTGGTTATCCATCAGATAATAAAATGATAGAAGGAGATTGGTTTAAACAAGGTCACCCTACTGATATGGCTCATACGAAATGGGCAGAGTACATAACTGAGTATATAGCAAAAAATAAAGTTATATGAATTTAATCAAATTAATAATATTCGATTTAGACGGTGTTATAGTTGAGGCAAAGAATATTCATTATGAAGCTCTCAATCACGCATTAGGACCTAAATACGAAATCAGCTGGAATGAACACCTATCAATATATGACGGTTTAAAAACTAACCAGAAGTTAGAGATGCTTACTAATACTAAAGGTCTACCTGTAGAACTACATGAAGACATATGGAATGATAAGCAAAGATTAACTCTACAGAAACTTAAAGCATTAAAACCAAACAAAACACTGCAGTCAATAATGCAAACCTTAGTAGACGACGGGTATAAGATAGCAGTATGTTCTAATTCAATTAGAAAGACTGTACTTACGGTACTATCTAAATTAGGATTAATGGAGTATATGGATTATATTTTATCTAACGAAGATGTTGATAACAGTAAGCCACATCCTGAAATGTACTGGAAAGCAATCTCTAAAATGAAATGCTTACCTGAAGAAACGTTAATTGTAGAAGATTCTCCTTACGGCTTACTAGCTGCCTCTAGGTCTAAATCACATATACTGAGAGTAAAAAATACAAAAGAAGTAACATATACCAATATAAATAATAAACTAATGGAAATTAATAACGGAACTCCGATCTCATCACCAGCCTGGAGAGATAAAGAACTAAATATATTAATACCAATGGCTGGAGCAGGATCGAGATTCCAACAAGCTGGGTATACTTTTCCTAAACCTCTTATTGATGTTAACGGTAAACCTATGATACAGGTAGTTGTAGATAACCTTAATATAAAAGCTAACTTTATTTATGTAGTACAAAAAGAACATAGAAAGAAGTATAATTTAGATACGCTACTCAATCTCATAACCCCTAAATGTAAGATAGTAGAAGTAGACGGTATTACAGAGGGAGCAGCCTGTACAGCTTTATTGGCTAAAAAATATATAGATAACGACAAACCTTTATTCTTTGCTAATTCTGATCAATTTGTAGAATGGGATAGTAATGAGTTCCTATATAAAATGAATGAAACTTCGGCAGATGGAGGAATAGTATCTTTTAGATCTACACACCCTAAGTGGAGTTTTGCAAAAATTAACGAACAGGGGCTAGTAACAGAAGTAGCAGAAAAAAATCCTATATCAGATATAGCAACTGTTGGATACTACTGGTGGAAAAACGGTTCTGATTTTGTTAAGTACGCTGAACAGATGATTAATAATGATGTTAGAGTTAACAACGAATTTTACGTATGCCCTGTATTTAATGAAGCAATCGCTGACGGTAAGCAGATACGTACTTTTGATATACCTAAAATGTGGGGATTAGGAACACCCGAAGATTTAAAACATTATTTGGAAAACTATAAGTAATGAGAGAAAGCAAAAGATACTCAGACGGTAAAAAAAGAGCTTTAGTAGATATCGACGAGACTATTTCTACGTACCCTGGTAAGCGTATCTATGAACTTGCAGTCCCACTTAAGGATAATATAGCTAAAATTAATAAACTTCATTTCGAAGGTTGGCATATTACTTATTGGACTGCTAGAGGAGCATCTTCTAAAGTTGATACTTATGAACTTACTATTAACCAGTTAGACGAATGGGGATGTAAGTACGATGATTTAATAGTGGGGTATAGAGATAGTAGTGAGTGTTTACCTACTAAGCCTCATTTTGATATGGTAATAGATGATAAGGCAAAAAGAATAGAAGAAATATGATTCTAATAGCACATAGAGGAAACACACAAGGACCTAATAAAGACAAGGAAAATCATCCTGATCATATACTTAATGCTCTCAGAGCAGGTTATAATTGTGAAATAGATGTTTGGTATATTGACGGCAAGTTTAAATTAGGACATGATAATCCACAATACGACTTTCCTTTTGACTTATTTCATAATTACTTTAACAAACTTTGGATACACTGTAAAAACTCAGAAGCATTAGTACAGCTTCAATCTATCGACTCTGGAGTGAGGTTAAATTACTTTTGGCACGACCAAGATTACGCAACATTAACATCTAGAGGAGATATTTGGAGCATACATAATATTGAAAATGGAATAATCGTAATGCCGGAATCAACTTCTACTGAACCTTCAAACTTTGTGAAAGGTATATGTAGTGACTATATAGCACAGTATGCGTAAAGCAGTAATCATATCAGGCTTTCTGAATGAACTTTCAGACAATATTATACCTTTTCTAAATATAGATACAGACGTTTATGTACATACATGGGATACAGTCGATAATAAAAAATGGATAATAAAGTTAAATAGGTATAAGAAGTATTGTAATAATCTCTACGTTACTGTAGATAAACCTATTGATGAGTACTCTAAGTTGTATTCATACTTTACCTCTACATATAGAGCAGTTGGTATGATAAATAATATGTTTGAGTATGAAAAAATAACTAAGTTTAAGCCTAATATAGATGGAAAAATACCATATGAAGGAAAAATACAGACATACTTTATTAAAGCTAAACTACAATGTAGACCTATGTTAGATAAAGTAGACATAAGTAACTGTATTTTTGGCTGTAGTTACTATCATACAATAGATGAAAGAATATTCACCGCAACTCCTCAAGCACTACATAAAATGTTTGACTATAACTATAAAGACTTTGAATATAAAATGATGAGTGTATATGATTGTGTTAAAACAGAATACGGAAATAATCCTGAAGGTAGTATATTTTGGCGTAGATGGTTGGACGCTCATAACCTCTTTTTAATACAGGACACAGACTTAAAATTAAATAATAACATACAAAATGGACAAACCAGAGAATATTAAGTTAACAGAAGAAGAGTTAACGTCAATTAATTCATTAAAAGTTAGACAAACATCCTTAGGTGATGAACTAAAACAAATAGGTTTAACAGAATTGTCGCTAAGTATTAGAAAGGAAGAGTTAAAATCTTACTTAGTAGAGAATAGGCAACTAGAATCACAAATCGGACAGACACTTATGTCTAAGTACGGTAACGGTTCTATAGACATCGAATCAGGGTGTTTTGTCCCGTTCAATAAATAGCACGTTAATCAATTTTTTGATCTATTTATATACGTAGTATGAAACCACTCTTGTTAAGTAAGGTTTCGATATTCCGTATATATTTATAATAGAATAAAAATAAATTTTAACCTAACATGGCAGAATCAATAATCTCCCCAGGTGTATTTCAAAGAGAAAATGATATTTCATTTATCCAACCAGCACCAACAGAAGTCGGAGCAGCAATCGTTGGACCAACAGTAAAAGGACCTGTTGAGATCCCTACTATCGTTACTTCGTATAACGATTACTCACGTAAATTTGGTGTAACTTTTGAAGCTAATTCAGAATCTAAAGAATTTTTAACTTCTTTAGCTGTTAAAAGTTACTTTGATCAAGGAGGTAATAGCTGTTTAGTATCTAGAGTTGTTCCAACAGCAGCATCATGGACTAATGCAACTAGTACACACGTTTCATCATCAAATAATTTAAGTGTTGAACCTTTTGTTCTTAAGACATTAGGAAAAGGAGCTATATACAACAACGCAGAAGATGCAGATACTATCTCATATCTATCAGATGGTTCTTTAGAATCAGGTTCACAGGATAATATTTCTTGGGAAATAGCAAACGTAGATGCTTCTGACGGTAGCTTCTCTTTATTTATTAGAAGAGGAGATGATAATTCTAGTAATAAAATCATATTAGAGACATATAATAACTTATCATTAGATCCTAACAATGCTAATTACGTTGCCAAAGCAATCGGTAATCAAGTTCAGACTATTTCAGCAGACGGTACAGCAGTCAGCTTTACTGGAGACTACCTTAACAAATCCAATTACATATATGTATCTGCAGTTAATACTAAACTTCTAAATTACTTAGGTAATGATGGAGTAACAGTACCAGCTGGATACGCTGACAAACTACCGAAAAATGAAAGAGGAGCATTCCATAATGCAGTAGGAAATAACGCAGCAGCAGGAGCTTTATTCTTCGGAGATATATCAGGAGTTAATACTCAAGGTTTAGCAGGAACTGATTATAGTAAGGTACTAACATTACTGAGTAATAAAGATGATTACCAGTTTAATATTATTTCAGCACCAGGTTTAGTAGATGAGTTCCACGGACCACAGGTAGATACTATTATTTCTTTAGCAGAGTCTAGAGGAGATTGTATAGCAGTAGTAGACTTAAAAGGATACGGTTCAACAGTAGCACAGGCAAAAGTACAAGCAGCAACATTAAATAGTTCATATGCAGCAGCATATTGGCCATGGTTGCAAGTTTCTTCTGCAACTGGAGCTAATGTTTGGGTTCCAGCATCAGCTGTGATTCCAGGTGTATATGCTTTCACAGACGGAGCTGCAGCACCTTGGTTTGCACCAGCAGGATTGGTTAGAGGAGGTTTAGTAGGAGTACTACAAGCAGAAAGAAAATTAACTAGAACAGATAGAGATACTTTATATAACGGTAAAGTAAATCCAATAGCTACTTTCCCTGGAACAGGTATAGCAGTATTTGGTCAAAAGACTTTACAAACTAAAGCTTCTGCTTTAGATAGAGTAAATGTTAGAAGATTATTAATTGAACTTAAGAAGTTTGTTGGTGATCAAGCTAAAAATTTAGTATTCGAACAAAATACTATAGCAACAAGAAATAGATTCTTAGCAGCAGTTAATCCTTACCTAGAAAATGTAACACAGAGACAAGGTCTTTATGCACATAGAGTAGTAATGGATGACTCAAACAACACAGCTGACGTTGTAGACAGAAACCAATTAGTTGGTCAGATATTTATACAACCAGCTAAAACAGCAGAATTTATAGTCCTAGACTTTGTAGTTGAACCAACAGGAGCAACTTTCGGAGCGTAATTTAGAAAAGTATAATATTTATATTAAAGATAAAACAACATGCCAGTATTAGATCCAAACGAAATAATGTTCAGAGCTTTCGAACCAAAAGTACAAAACAGATTTGTTATGTATATGGACGGTATTCCTTCCTTTATGGTAAAGAATGCTAAAGCTCCAACATTTACCGATAATGTAGTTAAACTTGACCATATTAACTCATACAGAAAGATCCGTGGAAAAAGAGAATGGGAGGATATGACATTCACATTGTATGACCCAATCACTCCTTCAGGAGCACAAGCCGTAATGGAATGGGCTAGACTTTCTTACGAATCAGTAACAGGTAGAGCTGGATATTCAGATTTCTACAAAAAAGATTTAACTCTTAATATTTTAGGACCTGTAGGTGATATCATTGGAGAATGGATCATTAAAGGAGCATTCCTTACAAACGGAGACTTCGGACAATATGACTGGTCATCAGATGAAGTAGTAGATCTAAACATTACTGTAGCAATGGATTACTGTATATTAAATTACTAAAATTTAATAACATATATAATAAGAACCCGATTTTATCGGGTTTTTGTTTG